AAAGCCCTGACCCTTAAGTTTGCGTAGTTCATTTTCAAGCCTTAGCTGCTCACGCGCTTCTTCGGTGGCGGCGGATTTAAGATATAGATCAAATTCAAGATCGGCAATAATTTCTCCAAAACTTTTAGTACGGTCTTGTTCAATTTTGGCAAGATCAAATCCTAACTTGTTTGATACTGTTGCGGCATCAATGGCAAGCTTATCTAACGCATTTTTTTTCGCTAATGCTGGCATTTCTTTGTTGGCGACAATATCTGCGCGTTGTGACGCAAGTTCCGCTAGTTCTTTTTGTGCATTACGCGCAAGCACTAGTTGATCGTTGCCCGCTAATTGAGCCTGTTGCAATCTGCCTTCAATAGCAAAAAGATCTTGCGCTAGCGTTAGCTGCACTTGCGATGCTCTAATCTGCTCAGCAACCTGCTTGGCGTCGTCTGCGGCTTTATTGCTGCCTTTGCCACCAATTGGAGTAACTCCTGGCGGTGGGTCTTGCGTTAGGTCTGGCTTTGTGGTTGGTGTTGAAGGTTTAAATTTGCTTGGATCTAGGCCAAGTACTCCTTTCGCAAATAGCCCTTGCTCCAATAATTTATTTTGTTCTCCTGCTATAAATGGAGACGCTGCTGCTAAGGCAAGCGGTCCAATGATAGGCATTTGATATAAAGCATTATCTTTTGTTAATTTTTCTTGCCTAGCTTTTTCTTTTTTTGCTAATGCAGCTAAATTTTTGCGTTGCGCGTCTTGTGCTGCAACTACGGTTTCTCTTGTTGCACCTTTAAAAGTTGCTGCTGCCCCACCTTTGGTGCGGCGTTCTTGTAATTGCCTAAGGCTCATGGCTTCACCAACTACATTGCTTACATAATTAACGCCAACTGTTATGATGCCTAATGCCGCCAAACGTCCTAGTGCTGACGCCAATCCATTTACCAATGGAGTTGCCGCTGCTGCCACACCGCCTGCGCCTTTAATGCCGCCGGATAGCATAAGGAACCTTGCTTGCCCTGTTAATGCGGCTGCTCCTGCCAACGTTGTTTGAGCGGTTAGCAAAAGCATTGCGCCCCTAAACAAGGCAGCCGTAGCCATTGCTATCTTTAATGCTTTATCAATAAGCATCAACTGTATAATTACCTTTCCTATCCCAATGGCGGCATCAATTACAGGTTTAGGCACTTGTCCCATACCATCTACAAAGCTGGCAACGCCATTAACAATTGGAAGAATTTCTTCTATTAATCGCGTTAATATCGGTAATAATTTTGCTCCAAGAGATAAGGCTGCTAACTCTCCAGATGTTTGAAGTGTTTGCAATTGGCCGTTAAATGTTTTTAATGACTTTTCAAAGTCTGCCTGCACAGTCCCAGCGGCGGCGGTCCCACCTGCTGCTGCTTTTAACTTTTCGTATTCTTCTTTATATTTCATTAATGACATCAAAGCTAATTTAGCTTCTTTGTCGCCAAAAATTTGCGATAACTTAAACGGGTCTTTGCCAGTTACGCGGATTAGTTCTCCGATCGCCGCATCCATTGGGTTGATGCCATCTTTGACCGCTTTTTTTAAAACAGTTTCGATGTCAACGCCAAACTTTGTAAAGTTTTTTACTGCATCCGGCGCTGTCATTTTTAACAGCGCGTCAGTCAGCCTAGTAGATGCTTCTGCCGCGCCGGGTGCATCTTTGCGCACCATTTGCATCATTGCCGCCAATGCTACAGCACCATCTTTGCCTTGAATGCCTAAAGATGTAGCAGCAGAAGCAATGGTTGGCATAAATTGAGCCATATCCTTTAGCTCAAATGCGCCCGCTTTACCTGCAAATGCCAAGGCGTCAAACGTAGCCTTAAGTTCAGTTGGTTTTATTTTTAATGCGCTTTGCAGTTGAAAGCCAGTTTTTGTTACGTCTGTCAACTCAGAATTGGTGGCAACAGCAACCTTTCCTAAAGTTTCCATTGATGCCACGGCATCATTTAATTTTAAACCTTGTGCCACCAAATCCTTGACCCCTGCGGCAAGAATTGATGGCGCAAGGTTAGTTTTGCTTGGGGCCGATAAACTTTTAAGCGCAACAGCTAAGCCAGCAATTTGCTTTTCACTAGCGCCAGCAGTTTTGCCAATTTCACTTAGGTCTGCTTCAAATTGTGATGCTGATTTAATAAGCTGCGCAAATGCAAACCCTGCCCCTAGTGACGCGACAAGACCTGCAACGCCAGCGGCGGCGCTTTTTGTTGCGGTTTCAAATCGCTGTAATTGAGTGACAGCGTTGCGGCTGTCAACATTGATAGCAACATTAGCAACAACTGACACAGCCCTACCGCCTTTGCTTCATTCTACGCTCTTGCTCTTCATTTGTGACCTGAAAATAAGCTGACCACAGCAGGAGTTCTTCCAAGGTCAATTCAGATTTAAGCCGTATCAAGGTGTAGCCCAGCTCTTTTGCTACACCCATCTGCAGCATCAGCAGGTTGTCACGCTTTAGTTCCGACTTTAACGCTTTTCATATCAAGCTCTTCGGTTTCCTCCGGGTTGGTGATGATGGCAAGCATCATCTGTTGCAGGTCAGCATCCATTACCTCGTTTTTTAGTTCCGCAATCTCGCCGGCAGTAAATAGCCGTTTGCCGGTGTCATCCACTGCTTTGGTAACCAGCAGGTTCAACGCAAAACCGTTGGTTTCATCACCACCTGGCATCTTTTGCGCACGTTCGCGCTCTGCCATCGTGAGTGGTGCTGAGTAAAACTCAAACTTTGTATCATCGCTTAATGTGACCGTGCGCTTAGTCGGGGTGAGGTTGGCTGCTTTCTTGAGACGATCTAGAGCGGATGCCATGAGGAAATTAGGTTGATAGCTCTATTTAAGCACAAAAAAAGCCCCAGCGGAAGCCGGGGCAATCTGCATTAGACGCTAGTGCTGAAATCAAACGTCGGAGCGCTGCTAGGACGGAAAGTAATCTCCACCATTTGGGCGTCATCAGGGTTGATGTTGAGGCTAGCGGTCAGAAGTACTGCGTCCATAGCGATGCTACGGCTAAGGGCTTCAGTGGCGCCCTTGTCAGTGTACAGCTTGAAGCCAGCACCAACCTGCTGCCGTTGGATGACATCTTCCACCATGCGGTTGGACAGTGCTGCGTCTTCGCTAGTTACAAAAACACTAGCAGTGCCATTGCCATCAGCAAAACCAGGGACGTAAGCGCGAAACGGTGCGTACTGCCCAGCAGTTTGACCGATGGTGGTTACGTCGATCTCAGCCCTAGAGATCTCAAAGCTCCAGCTTTGCACCTGCCCAACAGCGGCGTAGTCGGCGTAGTACACCTCAAACTCGTTAGGCGCTGCCAGTGTGCCATCATCGGTGATAGCAAGGATGGTGCCGCCGGCTGTGGTTGAAACTGTCAGCGCACCGGTAGCAGCGGTGTAGCTGAGAACGTAGTAGGTAGTGGCTGCGCTGATTGGCGCAGGCAAGGTGCCGGAACCAGCCCCTCCAGTTTGGCTGTCAACAACCCGGAACTTAACCGGATCGCCAACCTTGAAATTCAGGTATGCGGCAACAGTGATGATGTCAGTTGCAACAGCAACGCCGGCTTCGCCGAAGTTGCCGTTGGTGCCAGCAGGTTTGTAGTAAAGAGCGCCGGACGTGCCGGACAAGACAGTGACGGCCATTGTTGTAAGCGGTAGTGGCTAGTGACAGTATAACTAGTCTAAGTACGCTTCAAACGTTGCGGTGAGTTGCGTTTGGTAATACGGCTGTGGTGCTGCTGGTGTTACCTGCGCTGGCCCTGAAGCTGGATCAAAGATGATGCTGCTGAACTTAGCGCGGTCGAACAGATCCTTGATGCGCTCGGCAATCGTGAAGTTAGCGGCTGCACCAGCGCCGATAGGGGTAAATATGTTGACCACTAACGTGCCATTTTGACGGTTGAAGTTGGCAAGTGTGGCGTAGTTGTTGTCGCCAAACCGTATAAATGCTTGGACCCATGGAGTGTTGTTGGGTGGCGTGAATGGTACGTTTTGATAGCTGACTGGATACGCCGGGTTGATCGCCATCTGCGTGGCAATACGGCCTTCAATGGCAGCACGCACGTCATTGTAGGTGCTGCTCATGATTCCCTGCCGATGCGTGCTGCTGCAATTCTGACGCGGCCTTGTACGTCCTTGGCGGCACCTTGCACCCAGCCAGCACGCCCACCTTGAGCGCCTTCTGTCTGCTTGCTAGTGCCATTGGCCAGCGGCTCCGCATATGGCAGGTTGTTGTGGACTGAGTACACGTTGCCCATGCGCTCTTGCTGGTAGTTCATCTTACGGAGCGGATACATCGGTGCGGTTGGTGCGCTGGTTTTGTCGCGGCCTGGGTTGCTTGGCGCCTGTTGCGGGCCTGCATCGTATGACCCGGCTGCATTCTCACCTACCTGCCAACTAGCACGAAACCTGCCGGTATCAACCGGACTAGCTTGCTTGAGCAGGCTGTCAGTTTCCAGTACCGCCGCACGCAGCAGCTTTTCCATCTGCTGGTTGCAGTAGTCGCCAATATCGCCAACGCGGATAGTGCGTGCCATCAGTCTCTCAAGATTAGCTGGTAGGTAATTGCAGTATTGTCCTGTTCAATGGTACGAACGTCAATTACCTGTAGCGTGCGACCTGCAATAATGACGCGATCTGCTGGTGTGGGCACATTAGCAAGGTCTGCTGCTGCAATTAGCAATCGTTTGTCGCCAGCTTGGATAAGGTCGTTCACTTCACGCAGGCTTATGTCTTCCAGTACACCACGCACTGCGGTGTCTGTTGCAGTTTCGGCTGCTGTGCCAGTGGCTGGATCATAGGCACCTATCGTGATGCGGCGTATAGTTGCCGCACCGCCAAACTTACTAACTAGTTTGGCAGCAGTCTTTTGCAGCGAGGATGCAAGGGCCATTAGATCTTGTATGCAACGCAATGGCCGGTCTGTAGCTTGATACTGGTAAATACACCGTATAAAGTTGTTGAGCTATCGAACGTTTGTCCTGCTAATG